TCAAAAGGCCAGGGGTTCGAATCCCTTCTGGGTCACCAAATCATTTAAAAGCGAACTTTCAAGAGTTTTATCATGGAACTCTGAAAGTTCGTTTTTATAATTAAAGACAATTTCAATGTGATCTTCGTATATAGTCACATGATGAACAAAAGCCTCTATAATCCTAGCACGCCCACGTAAAGTGCTAGGATTTTCTTTTGCCATTTTTAGCAAAAAGAAACGGATATGATCTTCTGTAAGTTCTACAGGGATAATGGTATTTTCGAGGTTCGTTTTTATCTCAATCTGGTCTTTTAACTCTTGTTCGGTAGCCTCAATTCTGTGTTTTAATACATCAGAAATGAATCCATTTGCAATGGCGATCATATAATTGTCTAATGATTTTTTCAAATCACGAATATGAGCGTCAATTATATCAATTTGTGCAACAGTTTCGCTTTGAAGATTTTTACCTGAGCTGGCAGCATATTTAGCTATTTTATTAACCACATTAGGTTTATTTAGTATCGCAAGGGTTTGGCTTATGACAATATCATCAAGCGCATCTCGTCTAATATTTTGAGCCTGACAGGCATTTTTACGGCGTCTATTGCTGCACACGTAATAATGGTGCAGGGTTCCTGTTTTAGATGTACCCGTTGAGCCCACATAATTTCCTCCGCATCGTCCGCATTCTAGCTTTCCGCATAGTTGGTATAGCTCACTTCGATTGCCCTTCTTTTTGGCACGTAAATTTCGCTTATGCTGCGCTTTTTTAAATATATTCTTATCTATGATAGGGGGTATTGCATTTTCTATGCGTTCTGATCCCCAAGAATAGACTCCTATATATTTTTCATTGCTAATAATTGCCTTAATGCTGTTTGTATTGAATGGCTTGCCTTTATGGGTTAGATGTCCATTTGCATTCATATAGGACGCCATTTCGCTAAGTGTATGACGTTGTAAATACATATCAAATAATTTACGTACAACATTGGCTTCATGTTCGTTGATTTCTAGCTGCCTATTATTAGATAATTTATATCCATAGGGGACAACAGTGCCTACCCACTTACCCTGTAATACGTTATCAGTCATTCCCCGCATTACTTTTTGCGATAATTCTGCTGAATAGTATTCGGCCATACCTTCTAATACGGATTCAAGAATGATACCACTAGGGTCATCTTTAATATTTTCTTTAACGGATATAACTCGTATACCATTTTTCCGTAGTTTTGCCTTATATATAGCGCTATCATATCGGTTCCGACTGAATCTATCTAATTGATATACCAGCACATAATTAAAGGCCTGCTTATTGCTATCTAAGATCATTTGACGAAATTCTGGCCTATCATCCGTTTTAGCACTCAAAGCACGGTCTATATATGTATTTGTTATTGTGATTCCTTCACGCTCCGCATAGGCCATGCATTCTCTTATTTGGCCGTCTATAGATTCATCACGTTGTTTGTCCGAGGAATACCGGGCATAAATAACACCTATTTGAGTAGTTTCGCTCATATGTTCGCTCCTTGTGACAAATAAAAAGAGATAAGGTCTTGAACGTATAAGAACAAGACCTTATCTCTAGTTGCGGCTGAACCGCTTATAATAATTTTAGTTTGAGGCTTAACCTCTTTGTTCTTATATTATAGATGGTTTGTACAAAAAAATCAACAAATTTGACTATTTTTTTGTACAAAATTATAGTTTTTATTTAATTTTTTTTACTTTATACCGTGAATTTCTTTAATTGCTTGGCGAATTTTGTCCGTTACATGTTTCTCCACTCGCATATTAAAAAGGGCATCTTGTTTGCATGTAGGGTTTTGAATTCGTATTTTACTGACTGTGCGAATTTGGGAGGCTACAGCTACAGTTCCAGCGTTTAATCGTTCAATCTCCTTCATAATTATCTCGTGCTTAATTAACATTTTATATGCATCTTCAAACTGTTGAGCTAAAGTACGCAATTTAGCTTGCGACAGTTTTTTTACATCAATACTTTCAAATCGCCTTACTCTTGCTTCGCATGTATCTAATAATTTCCCTGAGGTAGAAAATAAAACTGTAAATAATTCAGAACCCAAATAGATGTCTGTTTTATATAATGTATTGGGTGTTTCTTTATTTGGTTTTAGTGACCTCAAAGGGACAACTGTAACCACACCACTCTTGTTTGTGCTCGGACTTAATACTATTGCATAATGAAGTCCACCAAATTCATTACCTATTCCAAAGCCAAAATCTACTTTTACAATATGACCGGGTTGAAATGTTGGAAAATACTTAGGGTCGAAAGCCTCCTCTTGTTTTATGTATTGTAAATAATTACGTAACCAATAGTACATTAGGGCCGCTTTATGGTGATCTTGATTTACTAAGACAATCAAAAAAGTACGTATATCATTTGCTAGAGTTTTAATTTTATCAATTAAGGTAACCTTGTTTTCTGGCCTCTTTAAATCCATATAAATTTCCCTTTTATATGCTCCACTTGTGCCCGCATTTTAAGCATACGCCTTTTCGTTTATTCTTATTGTGAAATCCTGCTATTAATCCAACCCCACCTGTTAATAGACCGCCAACAAGTGCTTTTCCACCACTAAATCCCTGCTTGTCAATTTCGATTTGTGTTGAATGGCATTTCGGGCACCGTAGTTGTCCGTCATCAACGTTAATATTTATAGATAGGGGCTGGCCACTTTGATATGCCATAACAATGCTTTTTAATGATGGATCATTAAACATTTGGGTGGCTGCATTTGAGGATTTTAACATGCCCGCCCCCGTAATTTTCTTAATTTCGTCGGCTGTTTCTATTGTGGCGGTAAATCCGGACTTTTCAAATAATCTAGTATCTAGCGCCACCTGTACTGCATTAAATGTTACCCCGTTAACCTCTTTTGGATACTCCGGCATAGATGGCATCTCATTTGCTGGTTGTACATCCGGCAATGGAGCAGGTGGGGGATTACCAGTTACAGGTGTCCCACAATTAGAACAAAATTTTACATTATCATCTAGTTTAGAACCACAATTTGAACAATACATAAACATTTCCCCTTTATTAACGATGATGTCTTAATGATTCTATATGATTGACCTTATGCGGTGAATCATGATCTGCAAAATTAATATGGCTCAGTTCATGCAAATAAGTTTTTTGATTTTCTGCATGCGATAATTTTGCATTCAGTATTACTGTATAGGTATCATCTTCGTTTTTTCTAACATATCCCCCGCAGCCAGTCGGTAAATTTACTAGCTTAACTATAATCACTCGTAATCGTCCCCCCGCTCCCTTTGTAATAACGACTTCGTGATATTTATAATACTTTCCATCTCGCTTTTTGATAGGCTCCGTTTTGCGTCTAATAACAACCGCAAATCGGGGTCATTTTTTATTTCTTCCGCTAATTCCGCCACCTCCGGATCATAATAATACCCATCATCCGTAGTAGGGTGTTCACCCGTTAGGAGGTAATCGATAGAAACGTTGAAAACGTTGGCAATTAATTTAATCATTTCAGCAGAGGGCATTCTTGCATCTGTTTCCCAAAGTGAGATTGCTGAACGGCCTACATTTAATTTTTCACCAAGCTCATCGCCTGTTAAATGTTGAAATTTTCTTAATTGCTTGATGCGTTGGCCTAATGTTTTCATTTAGAACACCTCCTTAGGTTGATTGTAACAAATTGTAAACAAAAATAAAACTACTCATTGAAAACTTTTATAAAAAGTTTATTTGACCTGTTACTGATTGCAAACTATAATGAGCTCATAAGATGTTACAAAATGAAAACAAAAAAGGAGGTGATATGATGTCATATAATAAGTTGGCTGTGTTTAGGCGAGAACTAAATTTCAGCCAGCAAGAAGTTGCAGATATGCTTTCTATTTCAAGAGCCGCATACTCTTTAAAAGAAAATGGGCACCGCAAATTTAGTCAAAAAGAAATGGGAATTATATTTGCTAAGTTTAAAGAAAGATATCCTAAGTTAAATATGCAAGATATTTTTTTAACTTAAAAGTTTACTAATTGAAACTATATTCAGGAGGGTGATATGAATTACAAAGCAGGTTGGGGCTTTAAACCCATGGAAGAGATGCATTATAAACATTGTGATTTTCTACCTATGGATTACATTGAGGATTATTACAAACGCACAGGGATGATTGTTATTACTCACTGGGCTTATACCAAAAGCGAATTTGAAAAAATCGTCACAAAGATAGAAAAGGTAATCGTAGATATTAAAGCAGGAATTTATGATTACAACTACCCTACAAAGAGGTCAAAGCAAGAGACTCTTGAACGCAATCAAGAATACTTGCATCGACTATACACTATTAAATTCAAACTTGATTTATAAGGAGGTGAACATTATGTCGTTAATCGATTTAGGCATGAATTTTACGCTAATTACAGCATTGGTAGCTAGCATATTGTCATTATTGGGTTTGTAAGGAGTGCGAAATGTTGAATTTAAAGAAACATTTAAAGGCTCGCATGAGAACTATCAAAAAAGATCTTGATAGTGGGAGTGAAGAATATGCACTTAGAAATATGCAGACCTGTTATGAGCTGGCAGCCATAGCGTATGTAGCTAAGTTTGGAGAATTACACCATAAGTATATGGAGCTATTTCACGAATTTAGAATTCGTCGAGATGAATTAAAAAAGGAGAGTGATGAAGATGTCAGACGCTTTATCAATGCTTGGCGATTTACCACTTGGAACGCTGGACCAAATGAGTGATATCCGAGATACGCTCAAAGCATTTGGCAAAAATGATGTTCAAATCATTATTACTGCTACAAATATTGATGTAAAACCAATCAATGCAGGTGGTGATTCTGAATGAGCTGGGATGTAAGACCGTGGCTGGTTGAAGATATGATTGATTTTTTTAGCCGGCCCGGAATATTAGAAGAATTTGAAGAATGGAGGGAAGAATATCATGCAAATGGTGGACAGAACGGAAGCATTGAAATGGCGACATTACCGAATTACACAATATCGACGTCGCAGATCCGAGAGGCGGAATATGATGGCCCCTCAGCTTGCTGACATAGTTGAAGGCTTTATCTTTGGCACGTTGTTTATGTTGCTAGTATGGGGTGTTGCATATTGGTGGGTAACCGGGGAGGCGTTAGTTCGATGGTGAAACGTTGTTACCATTGCGGTTACAAACTAACAAACCACTTAACATATCACATATTTAATACCGCAATTGGAAAGGTCGTTTGTGTTTGTAAAGATTGTCATACGATATATTTACGAATGCGAGCAAAAGAAAGAAAAAGGGCTGCACTTGCTGGAACAAGCACAACCCTAGTTAAATAATAACCTAATCACATTATATCATAGAAAATTTTAAAGGAGCAAAAAAATAGAACTTGAACAATTAACTTTAAAATTAAACGGTAATGTTATAGAACCGTGGTTTATCAAGGCGAGCTATGAAAAAGTTGGAAATTTTCCAACCCCTTATGGCTGGATGACTATGAGCTATTTAACTAATCGAATTGAATATCTGAAAAATGAAAGATGCTCGACGCCATTGGTTGAAATTCGTGTTCATATCGATAACGTTATTAAAACAATGGAAGCTATTAAAGCATATTTAGAAAAGGAGTAATATCATGAACCAATTTACAATCGAATTCAAAAATCCAAAAGACTTAGCAAAAAAAATTAGCGAGTATAACGAATTAATGAATGGATCTGTTGCAGAATCTGAGCCTACTAAAAAGGCTACACCAGCAGCTAGTGCTTCCCCTAAAGAAGTAGTAACACCACGTTGTGATGTGGCTGCATTAGGACCACAGGACGCTACTCCGGGCGAGCCTGTGGAGATTAAGAAACCTACTGCAGAAGAGGTAACCGTCATTAAATCTGCTGAAAAAATAACAAATGATGCAGAACCTAAAGAAGATCCCGTAGTGGAGCAAGAACAAACAGAAGCTAAGGAACCCGCTCAGGATGCAACCGATGATAAAGCCGCGAAAAAGCAGGCTCTAATTGATAAGGCAAAAGAATGGTTATTAGCAGACCAAGCAAATCGATTGACACCATATATGGCATTAATGGGCAAACATAAAGTGCCGGGCAATAAAATTACAGTTGATAATTTAACAAAAGAATTAGCGGCTGAACTAATTACATTGATTGGTTAATTGTTGTTTAAGAAGGAGTATATACATGAACAATAAGAGCAATTACACACGAGTTGTGGAAATATTAAAGGCTGATAATAAAACATTGGAACGGGCGATGCAATTATCGCCTGAGGATGCTAATGAGTTCCAAGAGGCCCTAGATTACAATAATGCGGTTATTAAAGCATCACAATCTATTATTAAGGCCATTGATATTGTTAGTGAAGCCGATAAAAAGGCTGCAGCTAATGATAAGCAGGCTAGTGGAAAGAAGCGAGCTGCAGAGCTGAAAGAAAAGGCGAATAATACGCCTAAGGATCCTACACCAGCACCTGAGCCAGCTAAAGCAGAAGTAAACACTGATATTGATATTAACGAATTATTTGGTTAATGCTATGGAAATATTGTATTCGTTTGAAATTCCAAAATTACATGATAGTGTAGTTCGCTATCAGGGATGGCAAGCGCCCAAAACTGTAATCTATCATGCTGATTGTGATGCCTCATTCTCTGCTACATGGCCTGAATATTACCATCCGGGCAATGGGTACTGTACACGAGCACACTATTATGTATGTCCTTTCTGTGGGCATCGTTCCAATCCTTCTCGAGAACATGTGGGGCTTATTATTAATGAATCTGATGCGATTCCTATTGATATTAGATTCTCTATTGTTTCTTGTAAAGATTGGGTTGATCTCCAAATGCAAGGACATCAGGTTGTATTGATGGGCGACCAGCTCATCAAACAGCCTAAGCGCTTTTATCAAACAATCAGGTTTGATTTTAAAAGTTTGAGGGTTCTTTTTATTGACGATGTAAAAGGTGAAAAGAAAGTCAATATTTATGATTTAGAGCATATTTCAGGCACTACAAATAATCTATATGGATATGTTGGTATGCTGCATCAATGTAGAACTAGATCTGCAGCGATTAACTATGCTACGCAATTTAGAATGTTATTTAAGGTGCTTCGTTTAGAGTTTGAAAAACGAATGTCAGCTATTACCGGTTATCGGGTTAAGGATGTTTATCAAGCAACGGGAGTATCTAATGAGCATGGGTATGGTGCTGGAATGATTTTTAATATGGCGTGGCGAATGGCATTCCCTGATGGTCCTGCTTTAACAAAACCATTGTCTTTTCAACTTTGGGAATGGAGCAGAGCAGGTAATAAAGCCATTAACGCTGATGTTATTAATTTAGGACGTCGTTATCATTCGTTCTATGATGCTTTAATCAGGGGACATAATATAACAGATTTAAAGCCGTTTATGCGTCGCTGGTTACATAAAAATCCGGGTTCAATCACGGCTTTTAAAGGGATTGTCATGTTGAGTGATGATATAAATGAGCAACGATTATTGTTAGATGCACTCAGCCGAAAGCAACATATCTTACTCAGAATATTTGATGATGCCCAAGCGCTAGTATTTTTGAAACGTTTTAGAAAGGAATACAAAAATCAGCTTATTCCGTTTTTAAGCAACCATTTTGAATGGGACATCATAACTATGTATTCACAATTGGAAGCTGAAAACAAAGCATCATTCTGGGAAACACATCCCAAATTAAGGGATGTACATGATGAGCTGGTTAATATTCTTAATAAACAACGTTTTGAATATGTGGAGTTACTAAAGGCCGATGGATTAGCTGAAAAGTCAAACGGATTAGAATTCGTTATACCTGAAACGGGGGCGGATTTAGTGAACATTGGCGTTGCGCTTAAAAACTGCGTCAGATCTTACACGAATAAGATTCAGCAGGGGCAATGCATTATTGTGGGTGTTAAGAAAGCCAATAAATTTGTAGCTTGCTTAGAATTAAAACCACTGCAAGGCAATGGGGCATTGCTAGTACAAGCAAAATTATATGCTAATAAGTCAGTGCATACTGACAAAACTATCAATAATAAGGTTCTTTCATGGGCGTATCGCCATAGAATTGCACCTAATACTTCGGATATTGATGTTAAATTGTTTGAAAAGCAGAAGGGAGCTTAATTATATGGCTTACAAAAAGGTGTTTGATGCTAATAAAGCCACCCGTGAGGAATGGTTAGAGTTTCGTAAGAGTGGTATAGGTGGCTCAGATATGGCCGCTATTTTAGGGCTAAGTAAATATAGATCCGCACTTGATGTGTGGATGGATAAGACTGGTCGGACAAAGCCAGCTGAGGAAGATGGAAACCGATTTACATATTGGGGTACGAAGCTTGAAAGCATTGTTGCAGACGAATTCGCTATTCGTACCGGGTATAGTGTCAGAAATAATAATTTTACACTACAATCCGTTGAATATCCGTTTTTATTAGCGAATATTGATCGGGAAATTGTAGGAATTGATGCGGGGCTGGAGTGCAAAACAGCCTCCGCATTTAAAGTGGATGAATGGCAAGGGGACAGCGTCCCCGATGCCTATTACATTCAGTGCCAGCACTATATGGCTGTCACTGGGAAGGCGTCATGGTGGATTGCTGCATTAGTTGGTGGCAATGATTATTATTATAAAGAAATTCCTCGTAACGATAACGTTATAGAGGCAATTATTGAGGCGGCGCAAGAGTTTTGGTCGTTTGTATTAACTGACACCATGCCAGCTGTTGATGGATCTGATTCGTGCCAAGAGGCATTACGGCAATTATATTCCAACACTCAGCCTGAGTCTATTCAATTAGAAGATTCCGCCGATATTTATGCTGAAGAGTATTTGAAAGCTAAGGCCGATAAAAAGGACGCTGAGGAACGGGCCAAAGAGGCTCAAAATAATCTCTGCCTACTATTAGCTAATAATGAAGTAGGTTATACCAATAAGCATAAAATCACATGGAAATATAGAAAGGCTATTGATGGATTTGATAAAAAGGGCTTGGCTGCAGATTATCCTGATATATTCAGCAAGTATGTGATAAAAAATGAGCCTTCACGGACTCAATTCAGTTGTAAATAATGGAGGCTATATTATTATGACGGCAGAATGGCTTAAATCATTACTTGAAAAAGTCGATGATGATTATGAAGTTAAAATTTTAGATTTTCGCAGTGAATTAGAGCTAGATATTAGCAATGTGCGGATTGATCTCGAGAATAAAGTAATCGTATTTGAGGAGGATATTAAATAATGGCAACAACTAAAGATGTAACACTAAAAACAAGCAAATTAGCACCTGCAAAGCAGGATAATTCTCTTAAAGGTATGTTATCAAATGACAATATTAAAAACCGATTCAACGAAATCCTCGGTAAAAATTCGGCAGCTTTTATTTCATCTTTATTGGCGGTCGCTAATAATAACGAATTATTGATGAAGTCTGACCCAGCCACCATTATTGGTGCTGGTGCCACGGCGGCTGCAATGAATTTGCCTGTAAATCAGAATTTTGGGTTTGCTTATATCATTCCGTTTCATAATGGAAAGACTAACCGTTATGAAGCTCAATTTCAGTTGGGCTACAAAGGCTATATACAACTAGCTATGAGAACCGGGCAATATAAGGCTATTAATGCCGTACCTGTATACGAGGGCGAAGTAAAGTGTGTTAATCGCTTTACAGGCGAATATGAATTTGGTGAACGTACCGGGGATGAAATTATTGGGTACATGGCCTATTTTAAGCTCATCAATGGGTTTGAAAAGTTCCTATATATGGATATTGAGGAAATGCAGGCTCACGCCAAAAAGTACTCTAGAAATTATAAGGGAGGTACAGACCGCTGGGGCTTGACTGACTTCCATACGATGGCGGTTAAGACTGTACTCAAACGATTGTTAAGTAAATACGGTATCTTGTCCATTGAAATGCAAGGATCTAATGCGTTAGCTACTGCATTAGAAAATGACGGCGGTGTTATTACGATTGATAGTGAAGGTCATACAGTTACTGACTTTGATGGTGAAACATTAGATGCGGCTGGTGATACTTTTATGGTCGGCAATGATATTGTTGATGCGGATACAGGGGAAGTAATTGATGATAATAACATCAATGAGATGTTTGATAAATAAGGGGGATATATGTTTTTACGAAGTGATGTGTTTCACCGCTTATTACATAATAAGCAAATGACGTTACTGGATTTTATGAAAGAGGCGCATTGTTCGCCTCTAACACTTGTGAAGGCGTTGAGCGGTAAAGATGTGGTTCAATCTTCAACTCGATTTCGATGGGCACAGGCTTTGGGGTGCTCGGTTATGGATATATTTGTTACTAGATGGAAGTAGAGGGATGATGTTATGGCTAAGTTGACAAACTATTTTAGCCACGATGTAAGCGCATTAAGTGACCCTAAAATCATGATTATGATTTCGCTACATGGCATGGTGTCATATGCGTGGTGGTGGATTTTAATTGAACGCTTGGCTGTTGAGGAAGATTGCAAACTTCCTTATAACAAATTCACCTTTGCTGGATTGGCAGTAACATTTCAAATTTCTGACAATTTAGAGTTTTGGAAGCAAAACGAAGCAAATGCTTCAAGCAACGAAGCACCCTTGAAGCAAACAGATTTGGCTCGTTTTTTCATTGATTCTTTGATTGAAGATTGCAATTTGCTTCAAACTGATGGCGAATATTTTTGGTCTCCGTCTCTTTTAAAAAGGAGACAATTACGAGAAGAAAAATATAGAAAAATTTCTGAGAAACGCAGAGAGGCAGGGCGTCTTGGTGGTTTGGCTAGTGGTGAAAGCCGGGGAAGAAAAAAGGCAACCGTGAAGCAAAACGAAGCAAATGCTTCAAGCAACGAAGCAAACGAAGCCAAAGGAAAGAAAGGAAATAAAGATATTATATTCTATTCTACTGATGAGCACGACGAAGTGAAGCAAAACGAAGCAAATGCTTCAGATGATATTGACATAAATGATCTGTTTGAAAAGTCCGATACTAAATTAAATGATACTCAATCTAAGGTCTACAGAGTCTATATGAGTGAGATTGGAGAAATTAGTTCTGTTACTAAAGAGCGCATTGATGATTTAGTCGTTGACTTTGGGGCTAATGAGGTAGTTAATGCCATCTCTATTGCTAGTGAGCGAGGTAAAGGCAGTATAGGGTATATAACAGCCATTCTTAACAATAAGGTTAAAGAGGAGGTGATAAAGGGAAATGGAAGCAATGGACGTGGCAGCGGAAATAGAAAGACTAAGGCAGCAACAGACAGCAGTGAAGTCGACTGGGATAAAGAAACAGGAGAATGGATATGAATTCTATACTCCACATTATCCACCACCTGTTGCAGTTGAGTGTCAAAAAGATCTATCACAGTATGGCATAAAAGGTCGGTACTTAGATATGACATTTTCTAAATTAAAGCAGCTAGGAGCACCGCCCGAAGATAAGGATGCATATAACTGTGCTTTGAAGTATGCTGTTCATCTAAATGAGCATATCAAAAGCGGAAGGGGCTTGATTATGATGGGGCCAGTTGGAACTGGTAAAACATCATTAGCTATCAGCATATTACGACAAGCGATTGAACAAGGGTATAATGGCTACCTTATTTCAATGATGAGCTTACTCGACACATTGCTCATATTGAGTAAGGGACCAGCTGAACACTATCTGAAATTTGAAAATCGTATTCGTAATTGCCCTTTACTTGTGCTAGATGATTTCGGGGCAGAATACGATAATAAATGGGTTTCAAGTAAGGTTGATTCAATTATTTCTGATCGAGTTGAACGTGGAAAAGCGACTATTATCACCACGAATTTATCTGTTCAACAAATTAAAAAGTGCTATGATAGCCGCATTTATGACCGATTGAAAGAAACGTCATTTATTCTATCGTTTAAAGGTAAGTCTAAACGGGATCCGTTGGATATTTCACAAATTTAAGGAGAAATAGAATGAAATCAAATGCCAAGATTGAGATAGAAGTTTTTGATAATGGATGCATTAAAGTTGGAATGGAAGGACAATTCACTGATTTAACAATCGGATTTTGTGCAGGAGTTGCACAGGTAGTTCAATTAGCATCGAAGAATGCTAATAAAACACCGGAAGAACTATTAAATATTGTTACTGCTGAGATGCGTAATACATTGGGTAATGTATTACGTGAAAAAGAAAGGGTTACGCATTAAAAATGAATAAGCTTGTAATTTATGGCCGACCAGCAACAAAAAAGAATAGTTCGCGAGTCGTATACGCTGGGAAATATCCTCGTGTCTTACCATCAAAAGCCTTTGAGGAATATCAAGCATTAGCACTTAAACAGTTGCAATTCTATCGTAAACGAGCGTATCATTCTGGCCCTGTGTCCTTACGGTGCCGCTATTACATGCCTAACTGGGCACATTGGCCTGACTTGGTTGGCCTACTACAAGCTACATCAGATATTCTGACTGAGGCTGGCATTATTGACGATGACATGTGGGTTGCAAATTATGATGGATCCGAAATAGTTGGAATTGATAAAGCAAATAGCAGGGTTGAGATTGAATTTATACCAGTAAAGGAGGGAACGATATTATATGAGTTGCGAGACAGGAGGAATACAAAAGCAGCTAAACGATAGTTATTTCTTTACCGATGAGCAAGTTAAAGCCCTTAGGGATTTTTTTAGAGGCGGTATCGATAAAGCTGTTAAAAGCCCAAAACACTATAAGTTACCGGGATTAAATATTGAAAGCATTGATGTATTGCGGGCTGCATTAACTCCTGAGGAGTTTAAAGGTTTTTGTAAAGGTAATGCCTTGAAGTATTTGATTCGAGCCGGTAAAAAAGATGATGAATTACAGAATCTAAAGAAAGCTGGTGTATATATTGGGTGGTGTATTGATGCTCAGAGTACTAGCAAATCAAAATAGGATGGTTGAATGAATATGATTAAAGTATACAGAAAGAAGCCTATTAAAATTCAAGCCGTTCGATATGACGGACTGAATATTTCTGAATTGTTAGAATTCATAGAAAATGTAACGATGATTGATTGGGCTGAAAAATGTAGCTTAGATATTTCAAGCCCCAATGGTGATATCAGTTGCTGGGTAGGTAGTTATGTAATCAAGGAGCCTAATGGCAGGATTAGTGTATATGAGGAAGATGAATTCGAAGCAATTTATGAGGAGGTCAAATAATGATTACAGACGAACAAGGCCGTAAATGGCTAATGCAAAAGTTATATGATAATGGCTGGAGATATTTGGCTGAGGATTATTGTGGTAGAGTATGGTTGGCTACAGAAAAACCAGAATTCAATAAATTTGGAAGTATAAAATTTGTTGGTAAATATTCAATGGTTACTTGTATTAGAGATATACTCCCTAAAACAAATTTAAATCAATATTTAAGTATTGCAAAAGAATTAGGGGTTATAGACTGGGCAAACATTCCTATTGATACACCTATTCGTGTATGGAATAACGCATCAAAGACAAAAGAAAAACGGCATTTTGCAGGATATGAAAATGGGTATGTGTTAACGTGGGCTCATGGTGGGACTTCATGGAGTAGCCCAAAACATTGCGTAAGTGAATGGGATCATGCTGAGTTGGTGGAGCTATGAAAAGAGCAATATATATAGCGTTGGTTAAGCTACTAAAATTATTAGATAGCCGATGCAACATATCTGATGAGATGATTCTTGCAGGTGCTGTGGCGGTATTGGATGAAACACAAAATATGCTTGAATATGAAGCTAAATTACAATTACAGTTCTTGGATGATTTGCAAAAAGAAACTGCAGAGGACTTTACTCCGATTAGAGGGTTTTTAACAGGGTTTCATAACAGGTCCATTAATTGGTGTAAAAAGCAGCGTAATGCATTAGCGATACAAAGCAAATTATAGGGGTATGGGGGTGTTAGAATTGGAACAGGCGCAGGTGATAACTGATATTGATGCGGTTGTCAAATTAGCCACTGAAACGGCTATAGAAATTTATGAACAGCGGATTGAAAAAGATCACGCTAAAAAGCGAGAGCAGGCAAGGAAAAATACAAAAAAGTTATTAGCTGGGTACAATGAGCTCAAAGAACATTGTGAAAATGCAATAGCGGATATTGAAAGTAGTGTTCCAACTGATCTGCAGTTGCTTTTAACCGAGTTATTTAATCGTAGAGGTGTATTGCGTGTTGAATCTATTCTCGCTAGCAAGCGTCGTACAGAATTGATATTAGAGCATGTCGATAATATGCTTGATGTATATCGAAAACAATGTAATTATCGCAATCAACCGTACTTTAAATCGCTAGTGTATTTTTACATTGATAAGCTAGATGTCGATGCTGTAGCTGACAAATTGAATGTTGAAAAGCGGACTGTATATCGCTATTTAGAGCAGGCGGAGAACGACATGGCATTATTAATATGGGGAATCCAAGCGGTTTAATTGTACGCAATCGAAACTTGACAAATTGTCACAAAACTGTCATTTACATGTCATTATGGGTGTTTTATAATGATAGTGTCGATAAATTGTAAGTGGCTCCTAATGACGAAATCGACACGACTATATACACCTTCTTGCATACAGTTTTGTGAAAAGGACACCGAATCAGGTGTCCTTTTTTCATGCCTAAATTTACGTGGTAGAGTACCCAAGAGGTCAAAGGGAACTGCCTTGAAAGCAGATAGACGTGTAATGCGTGCGTGGGTTCGAATCCTACCTCTACCGCCATATATTAAATTATAGAAAGGGAATCATCATGAATATTGTTGAAATGCAACTATCAGAATTAAAGCCGTATGACAATAATCCAAGGCATAATGATGTGGCAGTGCAACCGGTAGCGAATTCAATCAAAGAATTTGGGTTTAAAGTGCCTATTGTAGTTGATGCAGATAATGTGATTATTGCAGGTCATACCCGATATAGAGCAGCTCAACAGTTAGGATTGGATACAGTTCCTTGTATTGTGGCCGATGATTTATCTCCGCAACAGGTGAAAGCATTCAGACTAGCAGATAATAAAGTATCTGAATTCGCTACATGGGATCCCGATGCTATGATGGAGGAATTGCAAGGAATCCTTGAAATTGATATGTCGGAATTCGGGTTCTTGGATAATACAGAGGCCCTTGATGAGGTCGATGATACCTATACTACGGATATTAATATTCCTCAATATGAACCTACTGGCGAAGTTGTATCATTAGAAAATTGCCTTGATGATGATAAAACACAATCTCTATTAATGGAAATTGAGGATAGTAACGTTACGGAAAAAGAAAAAGATTTCTTGCGTAAAGCTGCACAACGTCATAATCAGTTCAACTATAAGAGAATTGCAGAATATTATGCTAATGCTAGCGAGGAAATGCAAGAACTCATGGAGCGTTCCGCACTTGTAATTATCGACTATGATGATGCAATCAAAAATGGATATGTACAACTGTCCAGTAGTTTGGAGGCGATTTTAGGTGAAGAAAACGAGTAAAACTAATTTTGCAGTATTTATTTTGAGTCATGGCCGAGCAGGAAACGTTAAGACGTATCAAACATTAATTAATCAAGGTTATACAGGTAAAATTTATATTGTTGTCGATGATGAAGATGATATGCAACAGTCCTATATTGATAAATACGGAACGGAAGTTGTAAAAGTATTTAGCAAGAAAGCTGCATCGGCATTTGTTGATCCAGCAGACCTACAACAGGAGTTAAAAGGCGTAATATACGCACGCAACTACTGTCATACTATCGCCGAGGAGTTAGGGCTTACACATTTCCTTGTATTGGACGATGATTACAATTTATTCGCCCATAGGTATGCAAAAGATGGCAAGTTATTATCTTGTGCAACACGTCGTTTAGATGATGTGTTCGAATGTATGAATAAATTTCTTGATGATACAGGAGCACTAACTGTAGCACTTGCACAAGGTGGCGACTTTATTGGTGGCGTTGATAATGGAAACTTCAAAAAGAAATTACTGCGTAAAGCGATGAATAGTTTTTTCTGCAGAACAGATAAGCCCTATCAATTCTTTGGCCGTATCAATGAAGATACAACCATGTATGTGAGATATGGCGAAACTGGACATTTGATATTTACAACCATGTTATTTATGCTCAATCAAGGACAAACGCAGAAAAACAAAGGGGGGCTTAACAGAAATGTACCTAGATAGCGGTACGTTTGTTAAGTCTTTTTATTCTGTTATGTATTCACCGTCATGTGTAAAGGTTGCTGCGATGGGCGACAAACATATGCGTATGCATCACCAAGTCAAATGGGAGTGTTGCACTCCTAAAATCTTATCTCAGAAATATAAGAAAGGGGGCTAATATATGGCTAAAATGGGACGGCCTAAGAAAGCTATTAAGCAAGAGCAGTTCGAGGCTATGTGTCAAATACAAGCTACACAGGAAGAAATAACCCTCGTTCTAGGTGTTAGCGATAAGACATTGAATGCATGGTGCAAAAGAACGTATGGCAAGACTTTCTCCGATGTTTTTCGTGAAAAACGAAGTGCAGGCAAGATTAGTCTCAGACGTAAGCAGTGGAAGTTGGCAGATAGGTCTGCCGCTATGGCAATATTCTTAGGTAAGCAATTCTTAGGGCAAACAGACAGGTCTGAAATGGAAGTTAATACAACAGTACAAAATAACCCTTTGGCAGAATTAACTACAGATGATCTAAAGAAATTAATAGACAAAGAGGGGTGAGGCTATGAAACTCACACCGGAACTCATGCAGCAGCTCAAATATGAGTTGGCAAGGCGTGAGTTTTTTTATTATTGCCATTTACAAGCATCGGACTTTTATAGGAAAGACAGAGACTACCTCGTAGAATTGTGCAATACGTTGCAAGAGTTTTACGAAGATCCAGACGCAAAAGTTCTAATAATGAACATGCCACCTCGACACGGTAAAAGCCGTACAGCTCAGATGGCAGTTAAATGGATATTAGGCAAAAATCCTATTGAAAAGATTATGACTGGTTCGTATAACACAACTCTATCAACTACTTTTGCGAAGAATGTTCGTAATGATATTCAAGAAGTTAAGGCAGACGAAAACAGAGTTGTATATACTGATATATTCCCTAATGTGCGTATTAAACGTGGCGATGCCTCTATGGATATGTGGTCGTTAGAGGGCGGTTATAATAACTACTTGGCTACATCTCCGAGTGGTACTGCTACAGGCTTTGGTGCTACTATCTTAATCATCGATGATATTATCAAGAATGCAGAAGAGGCTTACAACGAAAATACTAAGGCTAAGCACTGGGACTGGTTCACTAATACTATGCTTTCTCGTTTAGAGGAGGGCGGCAAGATTATTATCATCATGACACGATGGGCAAGTGATGATCTAGCCGGTAGGGCGATAGAACACTTTGGAGATAAAGCAAAGGTTATTACTATGAAAGCCTTGCAAGACGATGGCACTATGCTATGTGATGATATTCTTTCTTATGAAAGCTATATCGAAAAGTTCAGAGCAATGGGCGAAGATATTGCATCAGCTAACTATCAGCAAGAGCCTATTGATGTTAAGGGCCGTCTATATACATACTTTAGTACTTACAAGGATATCCCAAGAGATGATAAGGGATATCCTTTATTTTCTGCAGTTAAGGCATATGTTGATTCTGCTGATACTGGCGAAGATTGGCTATGTGCTATTGTGTACGGTGTTTATAACGATAATGCTTATATATTGGACATTCTATTTACTGATGCGCCTATGGAGGTTACCGAAAGGAAAACCGCAGAATTATTGCATCGTAATGGGGTGAATGTTAGTGATATTGAATCTAATAACGGTGGCCGTGGATTCGCTCGTAATGTTAAGCGAATTCTTAAAGATGAATATCCCGGCAATCGTACTAAGATTGTCACGTTCCATCAAAGCAAAAATAAAGAGGCTAGAATATTATCTAACTCTACACAAGTTATGGATCACGTATTATATCCGGAAAACTTTAAAGAACTATGGCCGGAATACTATTCCGCCATGTACAAATATCAGCGTAAGGGCAAAAATGCTCATGATGATGCACCAGATGCAACAACTGGTGTTGTTGAGCGGTTAAATGCTCCGGTTATTAAGTCCATTAATTCCAATATTTATTAGGAGGTTAATTTATTCATGTATATTAGCAGCGAACAGAAATATGCATATAAGCTGTTGCATGATGCATATTATGGTTCTGGGCTATTTTCATTAGGGAGAGGATTAAAGCAGCACCCTAGAGAAAGCCTAGATAATTATAATTTCCGAAAGATGCTATCAAGTTATTCTAATCATATTGCACCTATCGTTAATGCTAACGTTGACCCAATTTTCAATGATGAGATTAGACGTGAGTACAATTCTACAGCAAAATTTGATGTATTTTTGAAAAATGCTGATAGATTAGGGACATCATTACAAGAATATATCCAACAGCAAGCTATAATAGCAAAGCTGTATGGGGTTGTTTATGTTATCGTCAATAACGAGTCTGAATTTGGTGCGAGTGTTGCCGATAATGTGAAAGATAGACGACTTCCTTACTTGCTATCTGTTGAGCCTGCTGATGTAACAGGTTGGAAATTGGATAATGAGGGGCGTATTATTCGTTTTGAATATAAAGAGTCAATCATTGATGATAATGGTGGGACAAAGATTATTTATCACGAGTGGACTGATACCGATTGGAAAATTCGAGATAAAGGAAAAGGCGTTATTGCAGAGGGTGAACATAATCTCGGACGTGTGCCTGTAGTTCAATGGTTTGGCCGCAGTACTAAAAAAACTACAGTATTACCTCATCCAGAGTTTTACTCATTGGCGCAAAAGAACTATCGCCTATATCATTTAGATAGCTTATTAACACAAATACTTAACTCTCAGACATTCTCTACTTTAACAATGCCATCAGATGAAAGCGTTGAGGATCTAACTCTTGGGGTCAATAATGTATTGTTGTATCCATCTGAGTCTAGTCATCCGCCAGCATATATTGCTCCGGATAAGGGACCAGCTGAGATTATCATGAAAGAAAAAGACTCTGAAATTAAAGAGATGTACCGTATCGGTGGTGTTGATTCTGTAGTAGGGGTTCAGCAAGAAAAGTCCGGCGTAGCAAAGCAATGGGCATTTAAACGAACCAACCAAAGACTGGCAAATTTTGCAGTACAATGTGAGAATGCGGAAAAAGCAATTATTGAACTATATGAATTGTGGACAAATGAGAATTTGTCCTATAAATGTGAATATCCGAGAGATTTTGACATTAATGATGTAGCCGATGTATTATCGCAGGGGCAACAAGCATTAGATCTTGGCTTTAAATCTAAAACCTATTATGCGGAAGTTGTTAAAAGAGTTCTTGACGGTTATATGCCAAATATCGATGACAAGGTTTATGACGATATCATTAAAGAAATTGAGGATTCAACGCAACAAGACGTCCTTGATGTCACGTATTCAAATAGTAGTGAGGGCGATGATGTAGATGAATAAGACTACAGAACAAACCATTCAGGATACTATAGATAAGTTTGAAAATGAAATTCGACGACTATTAGAAGCTGGTTACGCCCCACAAACTGCAGTACGAAAAGCGTATAATAAATACCCCGTTATGGATGCCATGCGGGGTATTTTAATATCTGAATTAATTCGTGAATGTGCCAAAGGATATGGGGTTGATATTGGCGTAACCGGCAATGCAATTAAAAGTGCTATTATAAAAGGCATGCCATATAGTCTAAAAACGATTTCTAAGGCCATGCAAGATGCGTGGGCGCCTGATGGCTTAAACTTATCCGAGCGACTACATAATGCGTCTAGTCGTGTCAAAAACGATGTTGCAGAAGCAGTATCCGATGCAATGAAGAAAGGACAGGATACATTAGCTACAGCAAAGGCTATATTCGACGGCTATGGTGGCAATTCTGTAATTTCAAAAGCTGAGTTGCCTGATTTTTTGGAGAAGCTTCGCAAGTTGCCCCTTCCATTGCCTAATGATGAAGCTGGGAAAGATATGCTTAAATATCAGCTTCGTAAAGTTCGCCGATTAGTTGAGCAAGAAACTACTCCTGGACTTAGAGCTGCATATAGTGAGTTGATTGATGCTGTTGAAAAGAGCAATACAGCCGCTTTAAATCATGCCATATATGTTGCGACTCAGGAAAAGGCTCGTTATCATGCTGAGCGTATCGCTAGGACTGAAAGGGCTCGTGCGTATGCAGAGGGTGAAATTGCAAGACATATGGATGATCCCGATGTAGTTGCATTTCAATGGAAATTGAGCACCCGACATCCTGTGGTTGATATATGTGATGTATATGCGAATGCTGATTTATATGGACTCGGAAAAGGGATTTACCCTAAAGATAAATTTCCTCATTTACCCGCACATCCGCATTGCATATGCCGTATTAAGCCAATTATAGAAGGTATGATTGATACTGCATCAGCTAAGCCAAATATAGAAGCTGGAGGACTAGCATACTTGAAGTCGTTACCAAAGCGGGAACAAGAGCGTATTTTAGGCGTAAATGGTCGCAATTTAGTAATGAATGGGCACGCATCATGGACTGAGGAAGCTAGGGGCTGGGATGGTGCTGTATTTAAAAGCAGACTGCCTGTTATTGAGTCGTTGAAAGATTATATTAAGAATGGAAAAATTAATATTGAGGATCTTTCAAAGCGTAGGGAGTTTGAAACAATAGATGATGTTAGACATCGTGTCATTGATTATATTAACTCACCATACTTTAATAGCAGCTATGTGATGCGGCAAAGCATGCATATAAAAGGTGGTAAGCTTTACGATAAAACACAAAATAAAAGCTATTATAACCATGAAATCCCTCATGCTGATGTTATAAAGGCCATACAGGAAGGCGTTTATAGTGGTATTAGGTTTACTCGAAAGGGCGATTGGAATCATAAAATAATGGTTGATATATCCCCTCATATTGGGTATGATGTAAATGCAAGGAGCGGAACAAAGCAGAAAACCAGCCTTGCAACTGTACATGTATCAAAAAAGGGTATTCATATAGTGCCAAAGGGAAGTGAACGGAAATGACAGAAGAACAACTTTATAAACGCTATAATGAGATTCGTTCAGAAGATGTAGAAGTCAGATTCGTTGATGGTGACACTATGACTGGTAAATTAGATTCGTTTACATCAGGTGCAAATAATGAGCCTGATGAAGCATCAATATATGTTGACGAATATGAATTGTATGCCAGTGAAATCGCAGAAATACGAGAAATTTAAAACTTAATTTAACCAATCAAGCACTTGCTTATGCAGGTGCTTTTTTATTTGCCTTTTTAGTATCGCAGGCGAAAAAGAACGAGACCGCAGTCGTGTGGTGTGGCACACGAAAATAAAGCGAAGTGGGAAAGTTATATTTTACAGGAGGTAATACAGATGACAAAAGAGGAATTAATCAAGTTAGGATTAACAGAAGAGCAGGCAGAGGCGGTGACTAAGGATTATGGGGAGAATTATGTATCCAAAAGTCAATTTAACGCCAAAAATGATGAGGCAAAAACGGCTAAGGCGGCAAAAGAAGCCTCCGAACGTTTGCTTGCTGAGGCGCAAGGCAAGTTAGAAAAAATTAACTCCACAGGGATTAAGGATGATGCCGGCATCGTTGCCATGCAGGAACGGATTAAAACCTTAGAAGATTCCGTAGAAGCCGAACGTAAAGCCCGTGAAGATGCTGATGCACAACGTATCCAATCCGAAATAGCTGCAGCAGTTGTGGATTCTTTAACAAAGCGCAATGCTATGGATCCAAAAGAATTTTCCAAATTGATTGTTAGCAAAATTAAGGTCAATGAAGATGGTACTTATGGATATGTTAAATCTGACGGGACCAGCGGAACTGTTGATGATTGCGTTGATGAATGGCTTAAAGGGAAAGACTATGCGATTAAAGATAGTCAAAAACGTGGAAGCGGTTCAGGAAACGGTGGCGCCGGTAATGGTGGAGAAGGCAACAAGCCTGCTGGATTAAAAGGGGCTGTAGCGGCAGCTATTGAAGCCCAACAATGTGAATAATTTATTTAACGGAGGTATTTAACTAATGGCAATTACATTAGCTGAAGCAAAACTTAACGTACAAGACGATTTGCAAATGGGGATTATTGATGAGTTCCGCAAATCGTCCTTTTTATTTGATAACTTAACTTTCGATGATTGTGTATCTCCTACCGGTGGTGGTGGCACGTTAACATATGGCTACACTCGCTTACTCACTCAACCTACAGCAGATTTCCGTGATATTAATTCGGAATATACTCCACAATCTGTTACTCGTAAACGTTATACCGTTGATTTGAAAGTATTCGGCGGCGCCTTTGATATCGACCGTGTAATCGCTAAGATGGGCGGTATTGTTGATGAAACCACCTTGCAAATTGAGCAAAAGGTAAAAGCTGCAGCTGCATTATTCAATGATACGGTTATCAATGGTGATTCAGGCGTTAATTCTAAAGCCTTTGATGGCTTGGACAAAGCCCTCTTAGGTTCCTCTACTGAATACACACCAACAGCAGCAATCGATTTATCTGATAGCGCTGCTATTGATACAAATTACAAAGTATTCCTTGATCAACTTGATGAGTTCCTTTTGGCCTTGGATGGCACACCATCTGCAATTATGGGTAACACCAAATTGATTGCTAAAATTCGTGCAGTTGCTCGTCGGTCTGCGATGTACTCTACTAAACTAAACGAATTCGGACAACAAGTTGAATACTATGGCGTAACTCCATTGGTTGATCTTGGTGCAAAAGCTGGTTCCAATGATCCTGTAATTGGCATTAACGGTCAGGGCGAAACATCATTGTATGTTGCTCGTCTTGGCATCGATGGCTTCCACGGTGTTTCTTTGGCTGGCGATAATGTGGTTAATTTGTGGTTGCCTGACTTCACCAACGCCGGTGCAGTTAAAAAAGGCGAGGTCGAAATGGTTGCCGCTGTTGCATTAAAAGCATCTAAGGCAGCAGGCGTATTCCGTAAAATTAAGGTTAAATAAGGAGGTCAATTATGCCGATTATTAAATCTCCAGTGCCTGATTATACAGGTCAAACTGGTTCAGTTGTATTTGTGAATGGTGAAGGCTTCACCGAAGATGCCAACCACATTGAATGGTTTAAAGAGCACGGCTATGAAGTTGTAGAAGATAAACCTGCAAAGGAATCTAAAAATACAACCACAAAGGCTGATAAAGAGCCTAAGGATGAAAATCCTCCGGACAAAGATCCTGAGGATAAAGAGCCTAAGGATGAGGGCCCTGAGGATAAAACCTCCGGTAAGGGTTCCGGTAAAAAATAATTGCTATGAATAGCCGGGCTATATTTGAAAAGCGTATTCGTCAGGCTGTAAAAGCAAGCACTATAGATGTGAGAGAAACTGCGCAAGAACAACATAGATTTACCTCTCAAACAGGTAATCTTGAAAAGGCGATTGATTATCAAATTTCTAATAGTGGCATGCAAGGGGTCGTATTTCTTGACAGTGATGTTGCGAAATATGGCCCTTTTGTGCATGAGGGAACTCCAGCTCATGTGATTAATCCACGATTCAAAAAGGTATTAAGATTTGTCCCTCGTGGTGGTAATGGATTCGTGTTTACTCGAAGGGTATTTCATCCGGGAACGGCACCTGATCCATTCTTATATGATGCGTTGGAAAATAATATACCAAACATTATTAATATATTTTCACAATATACAGGCCATGCCTTGGATGATGTGGCTCGTGGGTTAGTTAAAGACGAATATTCAATAACATTTAATATATAAGGGGTTTTAAGTATGCTGTACAAATTTGAAGATATGGCGGAGCTATTTAATGATGAGTTACTAGGTGATGAAGTAACGGCTAGTACTGTTGGAAAGGCCGAACAGTGGTTATATGCATTTGGTAATCGATTAGGTGTAAAACCAGATAAGATTATTCGTAGTTTTACAACCGACGAATTAGTGCTTGCTTATATCTATCGTGAAGTATGCGTAAATAAAGCATTTGCATTGCCGGGTTCTTACAGTAATAACGGCTCAACAGATGATTTTTATTCTAAAAAATTAGAATATTATGAATCTCGTATCAAGCAATTAGAATCTCGTATCACACCTGAACAGTTATCCGGCAACCCTACTGAATATAAGGGCTATCGCTCCGTTGAAATATTTAGGGGGTGACATATGCAATGGTATGAATTAATGCAGCGCATACAAGACGTATTTAATGGCACTAATTTAGGTATTGATACTCGGCTAGGGCTTACAATTCCACATAATGCTGGAGTAACAGCCAATGGTGTTGTTATGATTGGTCGGGGGCAAGAGCAAAAAGATGATGATGTGCATTTAAAAGTTACGTTGTATCTTGAAGCTTGGACTAAAACCGGCACAAAAGAATTCGATAAAGGTTATCCACAATTAGTTGATCTCGAGAATAAGGTTGACGCTATATTATTAGCGTTCCGTAAAGCGTGTGGAGAACTTAATGAAGATGTATGCGTATTAGATTGTGGATTTCAAATCGTTGATCTCCATGTCGTAAATAAAGTAGGCGACCATGATAGTATACGCCCATTATTGGGCACTCAGTACACTATTGAGGCTCGCCTTTTTGATTTGAATGAAAGAGAGGATATATATTAATGCCAGAACCAGCAAAAAATTTAACTGCGTTAAAGCAAAGCAAGAAATCTCTTGTCGCTATGGGTAAAAATATATTGATCTACATCAATGTTGGTACCGATGAAACTACCGGTGCAAAATGGGAATTGTTGGGCGGTCAAAGAACAGGCGACTTGAATTTAAAAGCGGACTCTATTGACGCTTCTCATAAGGGTACAGGTGGTTGGAAAACTACATTACCTGGCATGAAAGAATGGTCCACCGAAGTTGAATCAATTTTGATGCTCAATGATGAAACTTTAAAAGTCGTATATCAGGCGTTCTTGAATGACGAACGTATTCATATCAAATATGAATATCCTGATAAATCATATGTTACAGGCTGGGCATCTATCACAGATAACTCTACGACTGGCGCACACGATGATGTGGCTACTCGTAAAATTACCCTTAACGGTGATGGTCCATTGTCTGAATTAAAAACCGTTTAATTTATAATCTCAGGAGGCTTTTATAATGAAACGAATCCCATGTGAATACTTTGGCGAAGGTGAAAAAATCTATTTTAATATTGGGCGTATTTTACAGCTAGAAGCTGTATTGAAAAAGCCTATAGGTCGTATTCTTCAAGATGGCTTAGGCATGACGGAGGTATTGGTTGCCTTTGAAATTGGGCTTGCGCACTACAAACGACGTTCCTCGATATTCTATCAAGAAAAAATTCAGGAAATGATGAACAATACGGACTTCAATTTCAATGAATTGATGATTACTGTACAAAAAGCACTCATCGCCAGTGGCGTTATGGGTAAACAGATTTATTATCAGGAGTTCCCTGAGGAAGCCACCGAGGAAGATAATGCAAACATTGAAGCTGAGGAGGCTTTAAACGAAAAAAACTAATAGAGGGGGCTGATGCCCCCTCTTTTTTTGAGTGGTATCGATTCAATGAAAAGAATGCTTATGGAGTACTGCAATTAAAACCTTGGGAATATAAGCGATTATCGGTTATGGAGTTTTATAAGCTATTAGAGGGCTATGAGGCTAGAGCAAGGCGAGAACATAGTATTCAAGCATTCTTTTTTTCATTATTAGCTAACATGCAAATTGCTAAAGGCAAAAAAATTACCGTAGAGGATCTTATGAAACATATTTATCCACCTACGGAGCTTGAACGAATGAAAGAGGAAATAGAATTCAAACGTGAATGGATTGAATCGGGAGGGGGTGAAATCGAATAATGGCAGATAAACAAATTAATGTCAAAATTAATGGTACTTCTGCTGGGGCTGTGCAAGCTATTGATAGAGTCGGTCAAAAAGCTGATGAGGTTCTTGGCAAAAAGCTTGCGGAATTAGGCGAGAAAATGTCAAAAGGCCTATCCATTGCGGGGGCGGCTGTAGGTATAACAGCAGTTGCAACCGCTACGAAAGAGGCTGTAAAGGCTGGGGCTGAATTAAGTGATAAATATGCATTAATAAAAGCCCGCATCAATATGATTAATGACGGCACACAGTCAACTGCTGAAATTATGGACAAGGTATATGCAGCTGCTGAGCGTACTCGTGGATCATACCTTGATATGGCAGGCGCTGTTGGTAGGCTGGGAATCTTAGCAAAAGATGCGTTCTCTTCAAATGATGAAACAATAGCTTTCGTTGAGCAGATGAATAAGCAATTTAAAATTGGCGGTGCATCGATTGAAGAACAAACCTCTGCAATGTACCAACTTACACAAGCAATGGCAGCTGGTAAGTTACAAGGGGACGAATTCAGGTCCATTATGGAAAATGCTCCATTATTAGCACAAGCTATTTCACAAGAAATGGGCTTGCCTATGGGCCAGCTAAAAGAAATGTCCTCACAAGGCTTAATTACAGCAGATGTTATTAAAAATGCAATGTTTAATAGTGCCGATGAAACAAACGCTAAATTTGCTGAACTTCCTATGACTTTTGCAGAAGTAGGAAATTCGATTCAAAACCAAGCAATACAAGCATTTCAGCCAGTATTGGAAAGCTTGACGCAGATGACGGCTGGCAGTGAATTCAAAGAAGCATTAAATGGGATTGGTGTGGTATTTCAAGGATTGGCCGCTGTTGCTCGTGTTGCTATTAGTGGTATATCAGGAGCATTTTCTTGGGTTACTACTGCGGTTAGATTAAATATACAGGCATTGCAAAATTTTGGCTCTGTATTAGTTGCTATTGGCCCTCCAGCAGTTGCTACATTTGCTGGAATTACAACATATATGATTGCTTCTCGCATTGCTGCGGCTGCATTTACTAGCACAATAACCGTACAAGGAGCTGCAATCGCCACTATAAATGCAGCTACAAAAGCTTGGGCGGTTACAACAGGTGCGGTGAGAGCTGTATTCTTGGGAATAAGGACAGCTATTGCAACAACCACAGCAGTTATGGGGGCATATAGAGCTGGTATATTGATTCTTAATGCTGCACAAGCTGCAAATGCTGTTAGGACGTTAGCGGCGTCAGGGGCAATGGCCGTATTTAATGCTGTATTAGCAGCTAATCCAATTGGTTTGGTTGTTGCAGTTCTAGCAGTATTGGTTGCGGCACTAGCTTCAAGTGAAATTGCCACTAATGGATTTGGAGCTACTATGAAAAGCATATGGATGGGAATTGTCCATACAGTTACATGGGCTATTAATGGTATTCTCAGCATGATTAATGCGCTCATACGTGGCATTAATGCTGTTTCAGGTAAAATAGCGTCTGTATTTAATACGTCAGCAAGTAAAATTGATGAATTAAATTTAATTGATGCACAGGCGGCCGAAGATTTTGGCAATAATACTGCAGATATGTTTGGTAATATTGGTGACGCTTTAAATCCTTCCTCAGGTGGCGAAGTCGGGTTTGATGGAGCTGGTGCCGGGGGCGATTATGGAACTGGTTCCGGCGGTAAAGGCGGGTCAGGTGGTAGCAGTCAAAAAGATGCCCAAAATGAGGCAGAGCGATTACATCGTCAAATACTTGAATCGTGGACAGAGATGTTTGGTACTCGAGCTCAATTAGCTGAGCAATGGCGAGATAAGGAGCTCGAAGAGCTAGAGAAATCTAAAGCAAATAATATCCACTATGAAGAGGATAAGCAAAAAATCATGGAAATGTATGCCCGCAAGCGTGAGGATGCGATGCATGAAGAGGCCAAACGATTGCGTGAATTACAAAACTCTATCCGTGATATGAATGTTGCGTTTAAGTTCAATACTGCTGACCGTGATTCAACTGGGGCACAATCACCACTAACTAAGTTAGCTAAAGAGCAAGATGATGCGGTTAATTCGATTAAAGACAAATATCAGGAATTATCTGACAAATTTGCTGAAATGACGGAACGTGATAGAGCTGCATACATTAAGATGTTGCAAGATACTAACACGCCATATGAATTAGTTGGCAATCGTCTTACATTTAAAGAGCGTGAAAATGCTGAATTAATAGCGATGAATGAAAACTTTGAAAACCAAAGACTTGATTTAATTCGTACAAGCGCCGAAGAAGAGTGGGCAATTAAAGAAGCAATGCGTACACAAAATTTTGAAGCACTACAGCAGGCTTTGACTGATGAATACGTAGCGACCCAGCAAAATTATGAGTTGCGAAAACAGCTTCTTGAAGAGTATCAACAAGCGGTTATGGATAGCCATTTTAATAGTCAGCAGATGTTCTTTGATATGGCAAATGCAGGCATTGATAGTATGCAAGAGGGCATATCTAAATTGATACAGGGCACGCAAAGTTTAGAGAAAGCGTTTCAAAATATTGGAAATGCTATTTTAAAAACGATTGCGGATACTGTTGCTAAATGGATTGCAGCTCAACTACAACAGATGATCTTCGGTAAAATGATGGCTAGCCAAACGGCTGCAGCGAATAATACTGCATTACAGGCTCAGTTACCGTTAGCAACTCAACTAGCTCAACAAATGGCAATGGCTACATGGGGCGCTAGTGCTACAGCCGGCATGGCCGCATGGAGTGCTGCATCGGCTACAGGTGCTGCGATGAGTTCTGTTGCATCACTAGCTGGACGACTTGGCAATATTGGTGGAGGCTTTGACATTGGAAGCGGTCCACAAAAACTCGTACCAAATTTGAAGTTGGCAAGTGGTGGCCTAGCATATGGACGTACCTTTGCAGAAATTGGTGAAGGTAATTATCCGGAAGCAGTCGTTCCATTATCTGAACAGGTATTCGGACAAATTGGTGAAGGTATTTCAAAGGCTGGAGGCGGTGGCGATGTGCATGTGCATGTCAATGCTATGGATGCTCAGTCGTTTATGGGGTGGCTTGAATCGTCAGGCGGCCAAACCATACGCCAGTTTTTAGTAGATAATAATCGTGAATTTACATCAACAGCGGGGACGTGGTAATTATGGCAGAGTTAAAAAAATTCCCTAACATCAATACGTTTGCATGGGATTCAAGCAAAATGCAACATTGGGATGTAAAAACTAAGCGGAGTGGATCCGGTAGATTACGTACAATGACTACTCAGCAACTGCCACAATATACTATTTCCGCATCGTTTGCCGTATTGAATCAAGAGCAGTATGAAACGATGATGGGCTTTTATGCCACTGTAAAAGGTGGCTTAACCCCGTTTTTATGGCTTGACCCTGAGGACCATACGCAAAAAGGCATTCGACTTGGGACCGGGGCCGAGAATGAATGGCAAGCTGTTCGTAAATTCGGTGATTATATTGAACCTGTTGCATATGTTGAAAACGTTAAGCTATATGCTGACGGTCAAGAGGTTAGATGCACCACTGACAAAGGTGTTATACGTCTAGCAAGTGGGCAGACTGTATCTCCTACCGCAATTATTACGGCTGACTATACATATTATTGGAAGGTCGTATTTAGTGGCGACTTTACAGCCGACTTGAAATATAGAAACGTTTATAAATCTAAACCGTTCAAATTAGTTACAGCATGGTGAGGTGATAAAGTATGAAGCACGTTGATGAAGTTCTTAATAGTCATCTCAATACGAATAAATCATTTGTTAGCTGTGATCTATATGAGCTGCAATTAGTGAGTGGAATCTCGTATTACTGGGCCGATACTGATGCTAATGTATCATATGGCGGTAAGTTATATCGAGGTGATGGGCCAATTATTACTCGGAACCAAATAAAAACACGCTCCGAAGTGGCCGTTGATAAATTAACTGTCAATATTTCTTGCAACAAGGATGACAAAATTGGTGGAGTTCCGATTATGGCGGTAGCTCATAATGGTGGATTCGATGGCGCCACTCTATCTTTAAAGAGAGCTTTTTTCGATGAGAAAAATCATATTATTGGGGTTGTTTCTTTGTTTACTGGAGAAGTTAATGTCAAACAGGGTGGAGGCCTTACATTACAGCTTGATGTCAAATCAGTTGTGCAAAGACTCAATACTGAGTTTCCGGGTAAGCGATATTATCCTCAATGTCCCTATAGCATTTATAGTTCTGAGTGTGGCGTAGATATTAAACAGTATCGAAAACGCATAAAAGTTGTATCAGTTCCGGCTACAAATACTATTACGATTGATTCTTCATTTAGCAATGGCTATTACAATGCTGGAGGTATTGAGTGGATAAATGGCCCTCTTGCAGGACAATCTACACAAATTATGGATAGTCAAAACGGACGTATTCGATATATGACTCCTGCCGATGCGCAACCACAAGTCGGCAATGAGGCCTATATATATCCGGGGTGCGCAAAAACACCTGAGGAATGTCGTTCAAAATTTAATAATTTTAATAGGAACAGGGCGACTCCATATGTTCCTTTAAAGGAGAGTATTCGATGAATATTATCAAACTACAGCGAGCAGATAGTGACAAGCCAAATACAAATGAAAGTACAGGCCAAAAAATCGCAAATGCTGCAATCAGTTGGCTTGGTACTCCTTATCAAAATAATGCAATGGTAAGAGGCGTAGGAGTTGATTGTGCGTACTTACTAGTGGCTGCAGTTGTTGAATCCGGGCTTATGCCAAAGGATAAATTGAATATTGAGGATTATTCGAATGAGTGGCATTTGCACCATTCAGAAGAGAAATATCTCAAATATGTGGAACAGGTAGCCGATAAGGTGGATCTTGAAAATGACATACTTGAAATTGGTGACTTTTTACTCTATCAATTTGGTCGTTGCATTAGTCATGGTGCAATATATATCGGCAACGGGTTAGTTATTCACGCATTTGTTGATTACGGCGTAATATTCTCAAAGCTGGAAGATGTAATATTCAATGATAGTCGAGGGCGAAGCCGATTACGTGCCGTTTATCGATTCCGAGAGGAGGTGACACCATAATATGGGTTTTTGGCGCAGTCATAACTCAACTACAACAGCTGAGCGCATCAATGAATTTCAAATTAATAGTGCTTCGTATGGTGAAGTAGTTCCTGAAGTGTTAGGGACTACTCGACAATCCGGGAATGTAATTTATTATGACGATTTCACCGCTCACGAACATAAGTCTACTCAGCGGACTGGCAAAGGTGGGGGCTCGAAACACACCAATATTACATATACCTATTCGGTAGCATGTGCTATTGGTTTGTGTGAAGGACCTATATCCGGGATTGGTAAAGTGTGGATAGATAAAGAAATATTTACATACCCACAAAGTGAAATCCAGCTTACTCTATTTGATGGCAGGCTAGGGCAGCAACCTTGGCCGTATGTAGTCAGCAAGCACCCTGAAAAGGCATTGCCATATAGTGGACTTGCATATATGGCTGGCGTTGTAGATCTTGGAGAGCGTGGGAGTTTACCAAACTATAATTTTGAGGTCAAAGGCAAATTATTAGACACCGGTGATGGCATTGATGTGAATCCCGCAGATTATATTGTGCATATCTTAAAAGGTGTCGGTATTGATGCATCTCAAATTGAGGGGTTAGATAATTACAGACGCTATTGTAAGGCGGCAGATATATTGATTTCTACACCTCCAAATGAAGGTGCAAAGAAAGCACAGGCCATAATTAATGAAATCGCAGAAATTACAAATGCGATTTTATTTTGGTCTAATGACCGCTTAAAAATAGTACCTCTTGCAGATGAGTCAATCCGTGACTGGGATCCGCATTTACAGGTTCAGTATGATTTAACTGCAGATGATTTAATCCCGGGAAGCGATGGGCAATTAGTAATTTATAAGCGGAAAGATACTTCTGAATGTTACAATCAGGCAACTGTTGAATTTTTAAATCGTGCTAACAACTACGAGAAAGAAACAGTATCATTCGAGGTTGTGGCTGATGTACAAAAAAATGGAATGCGTCCAGCATCCACTAAGCAAGCTCATTATTTGTATACGAAAGCAAGGGCTCAGTATTATGCCGAGCAATTAGCAATGAAGCGATTATATAGTCGCAATCAGTATACATTCCATTTATCATGGGAGTTTTGTAGACTGGAGCCCGGTGATATTGTGACCTTAACAGACGACATCTGTCAGTTAAATAAGCAAATTGTTATTATAACTGCTGTATCAGAGGCAGCAGATGGGCAACTTGAAATTACTGCAGAGGGAAAACCACCCGGTACATATGCTCCAGCTAAATATAACGTTCATGAAAATGAACGCCCTTTCATTGATTATAATATCCCGGCTCCGTCTGTTAATGACGTAGCAATATTTCAGACAGTTGGAGATGTTGGAGGGAATCAAGTATTCGTAGGTGTTAATGCTCCGGATAATTGGGGCGGTTGTTCTGTTTGGCTGTCCGATGATAATCAACGTTATCGTCAAATTGGAGAGATAACCCAACAGGCTCGCATGGGGCGTATGAAATATGGATTTAACCAAACTAATGATTTTTGCAATATAGTTCTTAATCGAGGAGTATTGCAAAATGGTACTCATATAGATGCTGAGCGTGGCAATACGCTATGCTGGGTAGGTGGTGAGGCTTTAAGCTATGAAACAGTGGAAATGCATACGGATAATTGGTATACGCTGAAAGGCCTTGTACGTGGACAATATGGCACAAAGGCTATTTCGCATAATGCTAATGAACGATTTATTCGTGTGGATGAAGCTATATTCAGAGCGCCTTATCGTCCTGAAGATGTTGGGAAAAAGATATATCTTAAATTTTCATCTCGCAATATGTTTGGCACTAATGAGCAAGGACTTGATGAAGTGCAAGCCTATGAATATACGATTACTCCTTACTATATCCCTGAGGTCAATGAATTAGCTTTATATACGAAGTATTACAAAATAGGTGACGGGGTGCTGTCATATGATGTAGTGGCTACATTTACTGCACCAGATTTAAACACGTTTGATACTGCTGAAGCATGGTATCGTGAAGGAGCTGGCGAATGGAAATATGGCGGCAATGGTAATGGACAAATCGTTATTAGTGGGTGTGAGCTAGGTCATACATATGAGGTCAAGGTTAAGGTCAAGGATTCTCATGGCAACTATTCACAGGGGATTACTAAAAGTATTCTCGTACAAATGAAAAGTGATGTACCAAATACCCCGCAAGGTTTTTCCGTAACGTTTGGATCTGTAGCACAATTTAATTGGTTGGAAGTTCGCAATGCAGACATTGATTATTATGAATTGCGAACAAATCTTAATCCGGGACAATCCGATGGATTAATTGGACGTAGTAATAATACGACGTATGCTGGGATGCTAACCGAGCGACAAGGAAAAGTATATTTGTATGCTCACAATCCATCTAAAGGGTATGGAGCGCCTGCAAATGTCGAATATAACGTTCCTGTTCCTAAAGCACCTACAACATTTATTGCTAGAGCTGGCTTTGGTAGTGTAGGGGTACTTACAAATGCGATTCCAGCTAATTGTAAAGGGATGAACGTATATATTAATGAAACCGTGTATTTTTCAGCTACAAATGCAGTTACATTTCCGTTGAATGTCGGTATCTATCGAGTACGAGTTGCTTTTGTTGATATTTTTGGTGAGGGTGCTAAAACGGCAGAGCAGCCAGTAGCGATTTTAGAAAAAATTCCGAAAGAATTGCTTGATACTGAAAGCCTTGGGCTGGATAAAATGGATAAAGCTATTGAATCCATGAAAAATGATGTATCAGCAGTTAAAAAGGTATCTGATGGCTTTGAATCCCGACTCACGGATTTAGCCAATGGGACTACTAAATCAATAAGCGATTTAAATAAACATGTTGAAAGTCGATTTACACAGCTGTCTGATGGATTTGATGCACGTATTACGGAAGCATTGGGCGAAATCGATGGTGATAAATTAATCGCACGCATCAATTTGAGTAAATCGGGCACACGCATTGATGGGAAACTATTCCATGTAACAAGTAAGACTATATTTGATGCCAATGTAATTGCTAAAGGTATGATCCAAGCCAATGCAGTTACTGCGGAGAATATTGATACTCCATCTCTATCTGCTATTTGCGCAACTATTGGGACATTAAGAACTCGAACAACTGGAGCTCGGGTAGAAATTGAGGACAATTTAATCTCAGCTTATGACGAGGAAAATAACGTTAGAGTCAAGCTCGGGTGCTGGTAAATGGTAAAGGAGTATAAATAATGACACCTCATATCATAATATATGATAAAAATGGCAATATCATATTAAATCTAAAAGAACGTTTGACACGCATTGAAGGGCGTCAATATGTAAGTGCGGTGCCTAACGTTAAGAATACGATACGTGTTGAGGGACTGCAGTCCGGGCAAAAGGTGTGGGCTGCAGCTATGGGGCAGTACCTAGTGGCAGAAGTTAAAGATGATGTTATTACATGGTACTTTTCTGTAACTCGTGAAACAAATTTATCTAATGGGCGGATTAACGGCTTTCAATATGAGGGGTGGGTTGTTTATGGAGTTTATTAATGTTAAAAACGAAGCTGGCACAACTATTATTAATGATAGTTATGACAATTTAGTTTATCTCAGCTTACCGAAACAAAAAGAGGCTGTATTGTGGACTGGAAGCAATAGAGCAGTGTCAGCTGATGTATTAATTCCTACGCAACTTAAAACGTATACTCCATTAATGGTGCCAACTATGCTATATCAATACGGAAATGGTGGTTCAAACGCTATTCGTATAACGTATATTACTCAGCCAAATTATCATGGTGAGGCTCCACTTATTGCAATATCTGTTCCACAGGGATATGAATTCAAAGCACAATGGATATGTCGCAAAAGAGAGAGATTCATAGCCCTTATTGTTGATATTGTTAAGGGCGGAGCAATAATTACACAAGAAATGATTAATGAGGTAAAAAATGGCATTAAGTTTTATTGTTTCGGATATTTCGAGGACGTTGCAGCCAATGCGAATACACCTCGCATCAGATTCGTTGATAAGGTAGGAAGCAGCAAACCCAATATAGCTTTGCAGGTTTTAGGAAAGCACAAATTCTTCAAAACAAGCTGGAAAGATGAATACAATATCAAAAATGATGTGATCTATGATAGCCGTATTCGATATTTAAGGGTAATTGACCAATATCATCAAGATTGGTACAGCACCTTGTCTAAGTATTCTCCTAATGAGCATACTAAAATGACTGTGCCATCTAAGTCATATGATTGTGATATTGCTGTAATTCCTATGTCGGTAGTTGATGCTGCGGTATGGGGTCCTAATATTACGAAAGGCGATAATCAATCACATACTGGTAGTGTATGGCAAACCGTTCATTTTACAGGTAAACGAAGTATTGAAATAAAATCGTATCAAAAAATTTATTGGGATACTGTAACACCATATCCTATGGGGTGTGCTGGTCAGACGGCTACTCAATATATGGTTGTCGATGTTACGGGCTATGATAAAGCATCAGGGATGCCATTTAATTAAAGAGGTGATCTATGAACACAATAAAAAATGTATCTGAAACGATACATATAGGTTCTGATTTTAGGCGCGCTTATATAGTGCAGGGGGATGTTGATCTAACAACCGCTACAGCTATTTGTAAAGTGCGTTCTCTAACAGGCAAATTGTTGGCAACAGCTGAATGCCATATTAGGGAGGATACAATTATTGTAACCATTAGAGGAAAAGATACATTAAAGATCTCAGACTCTATAAAAAAGGGTCAATATGATGTATTTATTGTTGGTAAAGATTATTCATATAAGTTAGTCATGGGCGATATTGAGTTCATCCATGACATCAGTTTACATTAAAAAGGAGAGCAAAAATGGCTATAAAAGGAAGTGTGAGAGCACCATATGTTATTGAGGTTCATGTCCCTGAGACAATCAATGTGAATGTAAATATACCCGGATTACAAGGAAAACCGGGCGAGGGAATCTATGACTTTGTCAAACGACATGGCTTTACAGGTACTGAGGAAGATTTTTATAACTCCCTTAAACCTCAACAGCCTGATTTAGCTGGAATCGTGGCGGACCTAAAAAGCAAAAATATTCTTGTTAATAGTGGCATGCTTGATGCGGTATTATCTGCTATTGTTCATGCGTTGGCTGAACAGCCTTATACTCCACTTACATTTAACGAACCAAGAAAAGGGGATACTGAAATTCGAGTATCCGGGCAAGATGGCTTTAAAGTTCGAGTGAGTGGCAGTGCAGAAGCTGTTGAAATCCAATCCGGGAGTGCAACTATTAAAATTCAGCCTTATGGTGCAGATGATATTTATATTGAATATCTTAACTTAATTGAGCACGTCGTTGATACTGTTAAAATCAAAGGCCTTATTGAATTCAATCCGGAAACGGCTACAGAAATTTTACCTAAGCAATTCTATGGCCGTAATGATTTGGAGGGTGAACTCACCTGTCCGAATGTCGTTAAAGTTGGTGCATTAGCATTCGTCGGAACCGAACACAATATTATCAATTTACCTAAGGCAACGGATATTGATAGGGATGCTTTTGCTAACAGCTCTCTTGCCGTAATCAATATTCCTGCATTTGTATGGGCAGATGATAACCTTAATTTAAAATCATATGATCTCGTTAGGGTCAATGTAATAACTGTTAGCGAGGAATCTCATCCACCACAAGCAGTTATGATGCAGAAAATTTCATTAGAGGTCTACAATCCAGATCACAGCAAAAAATGGAATCTTTACAGTGAAAAGTGGGAACAGGCATAATTCAATAATAGGGGAGAGTTGAATGAATACATTATTAGTATCTATTACTGATTTTATTCAGTTAGCTTGGGAGCGGCTCACTGATGGATTTGCAATTAAAACTGTAATGGCGATATTTGCTACTATTGGCATATGGCTTTTAGGATTAAAGCATGTTCAGGTGTTGGGAATTTTTATTTGTTTAGTGTTCATTGATTTGCTTACAAAGTGGGTGGCGATTGCATATCAGATGTTGTTAGATATGGGGGCGAGTCCGGAAAATATCAGAATGACAGATAAATACTGGGCGATTCCTGCTGCATTTGGGAAAGGGCTCATATCATCTAAGCATATGCGTAAGCCGTTTGGGGATAAAGTACTATCCTATGTATTGCTTACGTCAGCAGCATGGTGCTTTGATTATATGGCACAGCCCTATACGTTCGCCGTAACCCTTGTGTGGACGTATTTAGGTGGTACAGAATTAACCTCTATATTGGAAAATATGCGGGATGGAGGCAATCCGCTTGCGAGCAAATTATTGGATATAGTTAATGAAAAGCTTGATTCTATTTTAAAAAGGAAATAATTTTTTTAGGCACTGGCATATATGCTGGTGCCTATCTTATTTAAGGAGGAAATGCATATGAAAATTGGTAAATACTTTGACGATTACGAATTTTCATGTCGGTGCGACCGACATGGGGTTGATGCTGATGGACATAAAATTTTAGATCACATAATTGATAAGCGACTTGTCGATGTATTGGATAGAATCCGGGAACGGTTAGGGGTTCCGATTACAGTTAATAGTGGCTATCGATGCCCCGAACACAATGAAGAGGTTGGGGGCGTTTCTGATTCTCAGCATGTGCTAGGGACGGCAGCAGACATCACCTATGATGGTATTGACGTTGACTATCTTGCAGAAATTGCCGAGGAATGTGGGGCCGATGGTATTGGAAAATACTACTATCAGGATTTTGTACACATTGATGTGCGGGGATATGCTGCACGTTGGGATGATTTATAATCGGAGGTTGAAATGAATGAAACATCAATCATTACTAAAATTAGAAATTTGTTTCAAAAGCCTATTGTTCGTGATATTTGTATTGTTGTTTTCATTGGTGTTTTCTTGTACAGTTTTTGCAGAACAGCCGAATATGTCTACACAAACTGGTTTGGACGAACCAACCATAACCGTGCCATTGACGCAGTGGAACAGGGTAAAAAATCAAACGAGTCAAGCGTTGAGCTTAATAGACGCATCCAGTCTGAAATTGACCGAAGCACAATCCTTAACCATGAGGCAGAACGACGAATTGAACAAATTGAAGTCTATCAACGAGAAGCAAGTGAACGAATTGATGAAAGCAAAGCAAGACTCGATGAAGCAAGAAGATTACTTGAATCAAACCAACAAATATTTAGAGATTGCGAACAAGGAAATCCAGCAATCAAAGAGAACGGAGGCTCGACTCCATAG